TCAAAAACAGTTTGGCTATTGACTGGTAATACATTGGTCAATGCCATTTTAAGCGTGTCAGTATTAAGCTGATGTTGCTCAAGCCCCAACTGTTCTACAAAATCTAAAAATTTCACCGGTGCTGGCATGATATAAACCTCTAATTAATTAAAATGTACCTGATTGTTCTAATGATAGACCACGACCTAATTTACCACCAGTTAATTCGGCGCGTTTGGTTTCATCACGAATGGTCACTTCTGCAGTACTCGTGCTGCGTTGTTCTTCAATGCTACGTGCAACTCGTGCTTGTGGACTGACTACTTGCGAACCCTGTGGTGATGATTTCGATTCATCATCGTCACCGAATCCGAAGAAACTACCGATACCTGATAATATTCCACCCACATCGGTGACACTTGCTATTTTAGCACCGATATCAGCCACAATATTTGAAATCATATCGAACGCGTTTTGAAATGTGGATGTGATACCGTCCCATAGATCAGTAAAAAATGCACCGATTTCAGACCAGTTATCCATTACCAGCATTGTAATAGCGGCAATCGCAGCACCAGCGGCCACAATGCCGATTACCATCAGGCCAAATGGATTCAATGCCATTACGAGATTAATCGCACCCATAATCACAGTGAGGGTTTTTAGTGCAAGTGATAATACAATGACACCCGCGACTATTTTCAATATCGTACCGGCATTTTCAGCAAGAAAACTTAAGCCTGTTGAAATCGCAGATATCACGGTTTTCAATTGTTCTAAAATGCTATGTTCTGCATTCATTTTCTGCAATGATTCGAAGAGATTGAAAAGCGCATCTTTAGCGTTTCGGGCAAAATCCATGAAACCGCTGGCGATTAAATCTTTGTTTGCGATGATCCATTCGCGGATTGATCGCGTCATATTTGTGATTGCTGGCATCATTGGAATTAAAACATTCTGCAACATGCCAAACAAACTGCGTGTTAAACTATCGATCGCATCATTATATTTTTCAGCAACTGCAGCTTGTTCTTTGGTGATTATTCCATTTTCGCGCTGTTCTTTTCGTAAATCACTAACCGCTTTGGTACTCATTTCAGTAATATTCAAAAATTTCGCACCAGTTCGACCAAATGCAGCCGTTGCCAGTGCTGTTTTATCAAGTTGATTTTCAGTATCACGAATCGATTTTAAATAGATATCAAACGCATCTGCGGCGTTGTCAGTTGATGTGATTTGTTTGAGTAAACCTTTATCAGTTTTATTCAACATTGTGAATAACGTACCTGTTCCTGCACGCGCTTCACCAACTGCCTTTGTGAATTTTTCCAACGATTTATCGAATTCGCCTGTGTCAATTCCCGCTTGTGATGCGACAAATTGCCATTCTTGAAATTCTTCAATGGGAAATTTTATTCGACGGGTACGTTTTGCGAGTTCATCGGCTGCAGTGGCGACTTTGTTCAGTGCAATGGCTACTACTGCAACGCCAGCCGCAGCCGCAACACCTCCAAATTTAAGAACAGCACTTGCCCCACGTTTCATAGCACCAGTGACTTTACCAACTGCACGATTCAATTTATGAAATTGTTTTGCTGCAGCACGCGTGAATTTACCGACACGATTTTGCATACGGGTGATGGGGGCGGTCACGCGGTCGACTGCTTTGAATACTGCTTCAACAGAAAATCGACCAGCCATGTGTCACCCCTTTGGTTTTGTATGTTCTTTTAATTCAGGTCGTAAACCATCATAAAAAAACAGAATTTCTTTTGCTGTCAGATCACGGGCGTTCGGCAATCCCGGATAATCGCGGCATATTTGCAAAAACATTTCACTATATACCGCGGTGAATATATGACCACACTTGTCGAGTTTGGCATCTTCACCGTGGCGAACCAATAACGACCGAACTAATCCATTAAAAGGGCGAACAACGCCTCACAAATTTTGATATCAGAACCGGCAAGGCCTGAAAATACCTTCGGTGAAACTTCACACATATCGCCCATGACTGCATAAGTTTTGGCAACATTGTGATTATTCTTTTTCGTGTCCATCGCCATTAACGATGCACCAGTACGTTCATGGAACGTGATCGGATCTTTGTGTTTCGATCTCGAATTTGAAGGTGTGAAAACGGCTTCACCTTCATCATTAATGATCAAATTACCACAGATGATCGACTTAATGATTCGTTTTTTCTGCTTTTTGAATGCGGTTAAATCTTCAACATCCATTTCAGATGTATCAAGATCAAGATCCATTGCATCAACGAAACGATCGAATTCCGCTTCTGCCATTTCTGGCGCGATTATGTTTTCTTCTACCATGTCATTACCCTATTTTCATTTACTGCTTCGTTAGTTTACCTGGACCCATTAACGATATTGCACACGTCGCATTTTGACTGCTTGCCTGAGTTTCACCAACAATTTGTGATGTACCCTGATAAGTTGCACCCGATGCATATGTAATCGCCAATGGCCAAAAATCATTTCGATCTGATAATTCTTGTATGTATTCTTGATCGCCGCGATCGTCGTCAATTTCGACCGTCAAACCATCGACTGATAACGGTACGCGTGTTTTAATTAATCGCGCTGTACTATCACCATTCGCTTGTATTTCGTTCTCAAAACCACCCAATTTACGTTGTGATTCCGCATCTGCCGCGACGGGAAATTCTCGACCGGCTAATGTTACTGATTCTATACTACCACCAATTGCGGGCATGGTTTATTCTCCTTAAATTTACGCCACAACTGCAGGCGTGCCAAAATAGAAACCAAAATCGAGGTCAACAGAAATAATATTACTGTTTCCGCTCAATTGCACTGTTGTGACTAAGTTCAACCGCTTAGGATTACCCGAATCAATTTCAGCAAATGTATTCGCCTTAGCTGTTTCAGGGTCACTGATAAACGCATTTAAACCTAAACTATCAAGCATTGCAGCAACCGCCGCGACCGCTGTTTTTGGTTTTTTAGCTGAACGATTCGATGTTGGTTGATTATCAGGAATGAGTGGAGAACCGTCCCATTCAGGAACAGCGAAAATCAGATCCAAATTAAAAATAATGTTCTGCAATTTAACGATATCAACCACATATCGATATGTTGGTAATGGATCGCCCGACGGATGGTAGAATGTGACCACATCGGAGATATTGACAACGCCGTCCTTGACTTCAACGGTTGAGCTACCACCTTTCACAGCGACATCACGATCCGCATATGTCCATTGCTCACCATCAGTACCAGGAACTAAACCTGATGCGTTTTGACTACCGTAATCCTGTGGTGGGTTGTTATTTGCAACCGTCGCAATACGTGCAAGCTGTCGCGCTGCAGTCACGAATGGTAAATCATTTGAACCAGGTGCAACAAGTTGTGCATTTGTTCGGTCTGTTTTACGTGCATCAGGAATAGCAATCGCCGCTGATACTGTAGTCGCTGTATTGCCAGTAAATACGACAATCGGTTTACGCGTTAACGCACCCCATCGACCTTCGCCAAATGTGGTGTATTTTGCCAATGATGCAACGTCGGCAATGTCCATACAATTCAACATCATTGTTTCCCACACGTCACCGACTTGGTTTAATGCATCATCAACATCAGGGTTTACTAAACCGCCTGTGTGTTGAGTGATTGCGAATGAATTGCCTGATATAGTTGAACCAATGATCTCGATAACGATGTCGTTTGCACTAACACCTTTCCATTTCGACGCGGTGGTCATTATGGTTGTACCGTCAGTGGCGATAATCGGCATTTCGACAACGGCATTAATCGCATCTGTCATTGATGTGACCACACTGGCGACTGTTGCACCAGTTGCAGGTATGACAAACGATTCTGAATCGATGTTATTAACACGTACGATGTACGATGCCGCTTCAGTGGGTGCAACTGTTGGAGTCACATCACCATCAGACACAACACCCGCACCATCGTCGTCAAGAGGATATACAGTTAATGGAATCGTACCGATACCATCACCATTGACCGGCAATAATTGCAATGCAGCTAAATGAAGAGGGCAACCGAAACCATAATCCTGTGCAACTGCTAGTGCACTGGTGAATTGTTTTTTAGTTGTCGAATAAACTGACGCACTACTTCCTTGGCCAACTAATGCTATGCGTTGCGGTAATTGTAAAATACCACCGGCTGATAAATTCTTGAATGTGGTCTTAATACCAACTACACGAGCGACCGCACTCGCGTCAACTGCTGTACTGATAGGCATGTGCTTATCTCCTTTTAAGGTGCTGTGTAGTCATAATCCGCACGGATTACTATTTCACCGTCTTCTGTGCGTTTAACATCTACTGATAAAAATTCCAATGTTTCAGCCACAACTTGTGGTGAAAATTCATTAAATGATACACGAAGTGCTAATCGTGCGCCGACAATTTGCCGACAATTTGTTGAATCGGTTGTTCGCCTATTTGCGGCTGAAAAACATTCACCGATTGTGGCCAACGTTGCCACACGAGACCGCGCAATCCTAAATATGTATATTCAGCGGCCATTAATATATTACGAACCAATCGCAATGCTTTGTGAACTTCAAATGCCGCTTCCTGATCGCCTGGTGTATGCCCACCGGCTGTAATATCTTTACTTACACCGTAACCATAACAATCAATGTTGAAAGTGGCTTCGGCTTTTTGGCGGTCTTTGATATTACTACCGCTCAAATTAAAATTTGAATTATCGTACCATATATTGACGATCGGACTCGCATCATCTTGTTCGTTGAGCAATTGTTCCCATGGATTTGACCGCTCCGTGAAAATTCGAAGCTTCCAATCGTCGGGATCTTTACTGCCTGCAGTCGCTAATGACATTTGATTTGCAATTTCGAGTACTAAAATTGCCGCAATCTGATCTCGAACAACTTCGAAATTATCTTGCTTATCAATTAACGACGCGATGGTCATTTGTATATCTCAAGTAAGCATGTAACCAAACCGAGCATTCGATCAGGGTTTGATTGCGATACTTTAAATTTATAGGCATTTCCGCTGATATCTTCGAATTCAACGACCCACGGTTTCGATCCCGAATCCGCAATACCTTTGGGTAATCCTAAATTTTCTTCGGTTAATGATGATACACGTAATGCCACAGATGCTAGTCGGCCACTTACAGCCTGGCCAGTATCGGGATCAATTACTTGTGCAATATCATTCGCCGAACCTGTCAAATCACCTGTGTTACCATCAGGATCAGTGACCGTTATGGACCAACCAAAACCACGGTCGTCATCTTCTAAAATGACACCTAAATCGGCTTCGGCTAGTTCACGTAATCCCATTAGTTTT